TTTTGAGCGCCTTCTCAGCTTTGGCCGGAGAGATCACGGAAGTCTCCAACACCTCAGATTCGGTCAGACCGAACGCGAACAGGGCGACTTTGGCCTTGTCCTCGTCAGTCCATGAACGGATCGCACGTTTGGCGACCAGTTTGTAATCAGGCAGCTTGGCGCCAGACTCCAGCAACTGGAGCGCCAAGGCCCGCAAATCGCTGATCCACTGCTCCAGCATATCAGCGTTTTTCAGATAGGTGGCAATGGTCGGCGGGTCTAGGTTGTCGATAGTGGTCTGCAAGGCGCGCTCGACTGCGCCGGTCATCTGCGGGCACACCGGCTTGGCGGCGCACCAGCGGCAGTGGTCGCCAGAGCGCAAAGGGGCGGTCTTCTTCTCGCTCATCTTGACGGCCTGCACCAACTGCAATTCAAACTCAGCGATGCGCGCTGGTGTGGTCACCCAACGCTTCACAGCAGGAGGCTGCACGATGACCATCTCAATCTCGGTCACGCCCTCAAAGGCCCATTGTGCTTGCGGTGTACGCATGGCCGCAGCGGCGTAGAACATCAGTTGCATGTTCTCTTCGACTTCAACAGCGACACCATCGCCAAATTTCCAATCCAGCACAACAGCACGAGTGCCAATGCGACCGATAAGATCAGTTGAACCAAACACACCAGGTAGTAGATCGCCGAAATTAACGCTTGTCTCGGCCTCAATTTCCATCTCCTGCTTGGGGTCGATCTCGTCCAGCGCGGCCAGCGCGGGTTTGAGTTTGTTGTCGATCAGTTCTTGCGTCAGCGTCTGGCCTTCATACACGGTGCCAAGGTAATGCTCTGGCGGTTGGCCGGACATCACGATCTCAGCGATGACGTTATGAAGGAGAGTGCCCTCGTCAGCGTATTTGCTGCTGGGCTTGGGCGGCATCTTGGCGACTAAGGCCACAGAGCCAGGGCAATTGATTACCCTCTTGGCGGTGCTACCGCCGACGATACTGGAGTGCTGCATTTAGAGTCCTTTAGTGTTTGTGAGCCACAACTATATCACAACTTTTTGTGCTAAACTTCTTGACATGAAAGAAAAAGATGTAGAAAATCATTTTGTCTGGGCAATCGAACGTATGGGCGGGGTGTCATACAAGTTCACGTCCCCAGGGCGTAAGGGCGTAGCGGACAGGATAGCTTGCCTGCCTGACGGCAGCACTTGGTTCGTGGAACTCAAGACCAAGGGCGGTAGGTTATCAGAGTTGCAAAAGCTGTTTGCCTTTGATATGGCGCGGCTCAATCAGAGGTATATGTGTATATGGACAAAGGAACAAGTCGATGAACTACTACAACGAGATTGACCCGTATGCCGCGCAATGGCTACGCAATCTCATAGCGGCGGGGCATATCGCCCACGGAATTGTTGACGAACGGAGTATCACAGATGTTAAACCCGCCGACCTCGCAGGCTACACCCAATGCCATTTCTTTGCTGGTATCGGAGTCTGGAGCCATGCGCTACGTCAATCAGGATGGCCTGACAGTAGACCTGTTTGGACGGGTAGTTGCCCATGCCAGCCATTCAGCGCCGCAGGCAACCAAAAAGGCACCGCCGACGAGCGCCATCTCTGGCCTGTCTGGTTCAATCTCATCCGCGAGTGCCGCCCTCCAGTTATCTTTGGTGAACAAGTTGAAGCAGCAATTAGACACGGCTGGCTCGACCTTGTTCAAGCTGACTTGGAAGGAGAAGACTACGCCTGCGGGGCGGTCGGTATCCCTGCTGCGGGCGTCGGCGCTCCGCACATTCGGCAGCGACTCTGGTTTGTGGCCGACAACACTCGCGTCGGACAGTCGGGGGTCAGCGGGCGTTGGCAAACGCGAGTTACCGAATGCGGTGAAGTGGATAGGTTGGCCGACGACATCGACGCGGGATCACAAGGGCGGCTACCGGGGGGGGCGTATGAGAGACGGCAAGATCAGCACGGACACGCTGGATGTAGCAGCGCAACTGGCTTCTGGGCCGACTGTGATTGGCTCTCCTGCCGAGACGGAAAATACCGGCCAGTTGAACCCGGCACATTCCCGTTGGCTCATGGGTCTACCGCCAGAGTGGGACGCCTGCGCGCCTACGGCAACGCCATCGTCCCGCAAGCAGCGCAAGCGCTCATAGAGGCTTACATTGAAACTTAGACCCTACCAAGAGCAGGCGGCTGACTTCCTGTACGAGCGCGACAGGGCGATGATCCTCGCCCCTGTGGGCGCGGGCAAGACGGCCATCACGCTCACGGCCATGCAGGCCATGCTCAAGGACGGGCACGCCAAGCGCTTCCTCGTGCTAGCCCCCAAACGGGTCGCCACCGACGTTTGGCCGGTCGAGCAACCCAAGTGGGCACCCGACGTGACGTTGGCCGTGGCCGTGGGCACCCCCAAGCAGCGGGCTGCTGTGCTGGCGTCCAGCGCCCAGGTGGTGGTGACCAACTACGAGAACCTACCCACGGGCACCTTTGACGCCGTGGTGTTTGACGAACTGACGCGGCTCAAGAATCCCAGCGGCAAGCGCTTTAAAGACTTGCTGAAATTCCTCACGCCCATTGAGATTCGTTGGGGGCTGACCGGCTCGTTTACCAGCAACGGCCTAGAGGACGTGTTCGGCCAATGCAAGATCGTTGACCAAAGTCTGCTGGGCCGCAGCAAGGGCGCTTTTCAGCAGCAGTATTTCGTGCTTATCAACCCCGACTTTGGCGAGTGGATGCCCCGTAAGGGCAGTCTTGAGAAAGTGATGGCCGTAATAAAGCCTGCCACTTTTGTCTTGGACGCGGGTGAGTATAGCGACAAGCTGCCCCCGCTCCATACGGTGGAAGTGCGCTGCGATCTGTACGACCGCAAGCCGTATGACACCATGAAAAAGGATTTCAAGTTGCAAGACATCACGGCCATTAACGCCGCCGTGGTGACCGGCAAGTTGCAGCAACTTGCCAGCGGGTTTGTGTACCACACCGTACAGAGCCCATCGGAGATACCTGGCAAGTGGGTGACGGTGCAGACGCCCGTGTGGTTTGACACGGCCAAGTTTGACCGGCTGCATGAGTTACTGGAGGAGAACCAACGTGCTAACACGCTTATTGTCTACAACTACCAAGAGGAACTGGCCGAACTCAAGCGGCGTTACCCCCATGCTCAGACACTTGACGACGACCGGGCCATTGAACGATGGAACGCAGGCTCCATTGAGTTACTGCTTGTCCACCCCAAGTCAGCAGGCCACGGGCTCAACCTCCAATATGGCGGGTGCCGGATCGTTTTCCTGTCCCTGCCCTGGTCGCTTGAGTTGTATGAACAAACCATCGGGCGCTTGCATCGTAGCGGCCAGCGGCATGACGTGTGGTGCTACGTGATGCTGACCAACAAGACGGTGGACGAACGCATCTGGGCGGCGCTGCACGACAAGCGCGCTATTTCTGATATTGCAATGGAAGAACTATGTTAGACAAACTGAAAGCACAACTCAAAGCGGCCAAGGCCGAACTTAAGGCCCGCACGCGCCAGTTGAACGCCACCTATCGGGCGTACGACCGCTGCGTCAACCTGATCACCAAACTGGAGACACGAATTGAAAAACACTTGGCGAAGTCTAAATGACCGTCTGCCCACACTGACCGAAGAGGAAGTGCTGGATATGCTGAACAACGAGCGCAACACGCTCAAAAGAGTATCCATGCTGGAGCGTATGCACCAGCGGTACAACACCCTGCGCGTCGCGCGGGAGAGACTTGAACTACTAAAGGAAGCTAAATTACCATGAAATTTATTAAATTTTTGAAAGACTATTACCGCGACCTGACGCCAGCCGAGGTCATCCAGCGTGAACTGGCGCAGGCCCATTTGGACAGGCTGGAGGCCGAGGCGGCGTGTGAGTACGCCCAAGCGGTGCTTGACATGAATATGACCCGTATAGAGCGTCTGAACACACGTTTGGGAGAGTACAAATGAACTGCTGCAACGCAAACGGAGTGTGCGACCAAGGCAAAGACTGCCCTGTGCGCAAGCAACGCATCAAAGAGATCAACGATGCCTATATCAACGGGTACAACGACGCACATTTGGGCGACCCACTGGATGACCTTGCCGACACGTTCAAAGGCTTGATTGCTTGGCTGGGATTAGCGCTTGGCGTGTGGATTGTGTGCTTGCTTATTTGGGGTAAGTGATGAAAAACTTTTCTAATTGGATGAATACGCCGCTTGGTGCTTTTTGTATCGGGCTTTTTCTAGGATATATGTATCGGGGGGCACCATGACAGGCTACGAAAGCAAAAAGAAAGCGGCGCAGGACAAGCTGAATGATGACGACATCCAAATCTATCAGCGCCCGTGGGTTCACCTGACAGATAAGGAGATTTGGGCATTGCATGATGGGTATCTCAATCCTGTTGAATTTGCCCGAGCCATCGAAGCCAAACTTAAGAAGCGCAACACATGACTTTTATTCCCCGAAACGACAATTCCATCCACCGCAAAGACTTGAACCTTACAGAGCCTTGGGCACCAAGGCAGCGCAATGAGCATGAGGCGTTGCCGCCTACATTTAGCATTTGGGAAAGACCTGTGTACCAACCGCCCCGCATGGAGACGCCGCGCCCTGGCGCAAGTGATCACTTAAATATCAAACGGCGGGGCGTATAAAAATGCATAAGTCAAACCATCAAGCCATACGGATGCTGCTCCAGCAGTATCACGACGGCCTGACCGCTGCCGACGCCGCCGAGCGGCTGGAGAAAGACCCAAGCCACATCCGGCGTGCGTTAGCTGAAATGCCAGACGCCTATATTGACCGCTGGATAGCCCACCGCAAACAATGGACTGCTGTATGGTGCGTTATCGTCGCGCCAGAGAACTGCCCCAAACCAAGTGAGAAACCAAATGCCAGACCTACCGAACTTCGCCGCATGGAACCACGAAACCTTAGCGAAATTCGCTTTGGATTCGTACTTACGAATGCAAGCCCAACAGGACGCCATTGAGCAACTGCGCGGCGACCTGAAGGACGCCATGCAGTTAGTACGGACGAGTGCCCTTAGCGTCGATAATTAGCACCTGGCCCCGAGGCTTGCCCTTGGGGTCATTGGGCACCGAGATGTGCGTCCAACGGTCAAACTCGCGGATCAGTTGATCAAACGGCAATTTGGCCGCGATAACCGCCTTGACTACAGCGTCGGGGGCCATGCCGGGTACACGAATATCAGCAGCGCAGCCGACCCGATGCTGGCTAGTGTCTTTAGAGCCCACTGCATCATTTACTTGTTTGCTCCGAAACGCGCTGTTAACCATGACCGGCTTGCCGCCAATAGCGACTTTGACTTGTTCCAGCAAGCCAGCCAAGCGCTGGAGATTTGCAATTTCACTAAGGTTAGGTTCATTTTTAAATTCTCGGTGATCGGTGACAGTTAATTCTGCCAACGTGAAATTGGGAGTCATTTTGCCGCCACGCCTTGTATCTTCTCAGCGGTGCGCATACCGCCCAGGCCAAGCATTCCGAGCAGCAGCGGCATCATGGTGCCCGTGTCCATCTGCGGGAACTTGACAGGGTGACCGGCCAAGGCCGAACCCCACTCAGCCAACGGGCCGACGACGAACTGCACGGCAAAGCCAGCGCCGCACACCCAGCCAATCGCTGGACGCCAGCCGGAGACGAAGACGCTGCTGCTGGCCGCTTCGATTTTGTTGATGTCCATCTGGCCTGCAAGCTGGGCCAACTCGCCGTTTTGTTGCAGTTTGAGCAACTCCAGCTTGGCAGCGGCTTGCTGCGCTGGGTCAGGGAAAACCCTATCTAGGACTTTGCCGCCAATGTCTAGCAGCGCGGATACAGGATCAAGGGCCATCTGGCGCTCCTTTGTTGGTGCGGATGTCTACGATGCGCTCGGCGGTCTTACCCGCAAAGATTGCGGTGATCACAATAATCATCGCCTGCCCGAGCAAGTCAACGTACGCGCCACGGGTTTCCATCTCAAAGACGGACAGCAGGGCGAAAAAGAAGTAAGAAAACAGTAAGAACACAACCGTCACCGGCTGGATGTTGCGTGCTAACCATGACTCGTTCATTTTGCCTTCTCCATGATCTTGGCCCGCAAGATGGGGCTATCAGCAGTGCCAGCCCACTCGGATAGGGCGTTCCAAATAGCAGTGTAATCGTCCACGCTGCACGCTGACCTGTCCAGCCACGCCAGCATGGCTTTGTGGCGCTCTGCTGGGTCGTGCGTTGACCAGGCTATGGCATACAACTCTTGCACCGCGCAGCTTGGCTGCTTGGGTGGTTTGGGCGGCTTCCTGATTGGCGGTGGCGGCTCCGTACTCAGAATCAACTTGTCCTGGGCGACCGATACCGTGACCAGCGCCAAAAAGAGTATGACGCCGCGCATTAGTCATTTGTCTGCTTTGTTTTCCAGCCGGTCAAAAATCTTGCCGAGCATGTCCTTAATCTCGCGCATATCGTCTTTGTAGTCTTGACGGGCTACATAAATCGTGGGCAGCTTGGACAAGTCGTTTTTCAATTCTTGCACTGCTGTCCACAACTCGCGGGCAAACCATCCGGCCACGGCCATGCACGCGCCCAGAATGAGATTAATAGTTTGCTGATCCATCATGGTGCCAGTGCGTTTTCGTTTGCGGGGGCCAAAGCATTAATTGCGCCGGGGGCAACTCCACTCCATTTAGTTGGGTCGGAGATCAACTGCAATACTTTGCTGCGCTCGTTGGCGGGTAGCGTGTTAAGTAGATCGGCTGCGCCCTGCGGCGTTTTAAATGCTTCCGTCAACGTCCGCATGGTTTTGGTTCCAATCTTGTTCTCCAAAATTTGAATTGCCTTATTGGTAGTTGCGGCCACGGCGGTGATGTACGATGGCAAACGCACTTTGGATAAGTGCTGGGTTAGCAGTTCTTTAAGCGCGTCTTGGCCTTCCGCCACTTGAGTCTTGATGTTGGCTTCGCGCACAACTTTGGCAGCTTGATCGCGCAATACATTAAGCGTGTTTTCGCTTACATCCTTGGCGATGTTATAGCTACCAGGGCCAAGAATTTTCTCAACGGTATCAGGTGAGTTGCCTTCAACCAACCGAACAAACTCGTCTTTGTTGGTCTTGAACAAATCCAACGCTTTGCCGGACAATTTCTTTTCGGCAATTTGTTGCGCGCCTTTGGCGTATGCGGCCAAGTAATCTTTGTACCCTACGCCGCCTGCGTTGACAATTGCGTCGTCAATAACAGGCTTAAGTTTGGTCATAACTGACGCCGCCAAATTGCGCTGGGTAGTTGCGTCCGCGCCAGGGTTCAATTGACGAATGGCGGCGTTAACCGAATTTTTGCGGATGGCGTCCAAAGCCACGGCGTCGATCAAGCCACCACTGGTAGTCCATTTTCCAATGTCATCGGCGACATTTTTTACCGCCGTAGACATGATGTCATTACCAGCAAATTCAGGCGCTGTTGCCAAACCTTGTATTTTGCTTACAAGCGCTGGCGCGTTTAATGGTTTGATGCCCACCGAACGCAGACTGTCCGCAGCGCCTTGCGCCAGCCGAGCGCCTTGGCCCAAGTCCAACGATGCATTGGCCGCTTGCGATGACCACTCATCAGCCATCCGAGCCAAATCACCTTTGTAGGTGTATTTGGTAAAGCCTACCGGCAAACCTTTTTTAATTAACTCAAGCCGCGCTGCTGCTTCGGCCACGTTTCCGGCGTTGACCAAACGACGTACATCAGCCACTGCGGACGCCGCTTGGTCGCTCAAACTGCTTGCACGGGCTTCTAAATCAGCCACGTCTTGGCCAAGATTGGCACGCGCCAGCGCGGTATCACGCATCGGCGTGGTGACTGCGCCTAGCCTAGCCTTGGCCTCAAGCGATGCGGCTTTTACATCAGTTGCGCTAACGCCGCCCGCCAATTTAGCCAACTCGTTTACGGCGTCTTGCTCGTTCATGTTTTTGAGCGTCAACGTAAATTTAGGATCAGCGGCCAACCGGCGCTCAATTAAGGCTTGCCAAGTGGGATTGGTAATGCCTGCGGTCGCCTGCGCAGCGGTTGTACCTGCTGGGGCGTTGCGTAGTGCATTAAGGGCGCTAGGTAAATCACTGGCAAGCGCGTTGCGGGCAATTTCAGCGGCTTTTTGCTGAGGTATTTGGCGCAAATCCATGACAGCGCCTGCGGCTTTGCCAAGTAACGGCGCGACCACCCGCCCGCCCGTTTCCATTGTCGCGCCTTCTAAAACGTTTTTGAGTGGCTGAGTGATAATTTCCAAACCTTGCGGCGCGGGCTGCATACCCATAGCCACGTCAGCAGCGGTCATTCCTTGCTTGGCAATGCCATAGCCCAGCCCCGCCCCGCCTACAGTGCCCAACGGCCCCATAGGCGTGCCCAAGACCGCGCCGCCTGCCGCGCCCAAGGCTTCTAGCGTAGGCGCCACGTAAGGCCGCGCTGCTTGATAAATTTTCTGACCGGTAGTCAATTCTTGCCGTGGAGCCGTAGGCATACCTTCACCAGCAGGTGCAGGCGCAGGGGCGGGCGCGGCAAATAACTCTTTGGCTTTTGCAATTACTTGGTCATCAGTCGCGCCTGTTGGCCCTTCAATCTCGCGGATAGCACCGCTAGGGTCGCGCACCTTATAGATTTGAGTTGCCATTATTTGACTACCTTCCATTCACCGCCGCCAGCCGGTGCAGCGGCGGGAGCCGCAGCGCCACCTGTTTTGTATTCGTAAGTCATGTCATACGCATCACGCACACGTTGTTTAGATGCGCGGGTCGCGTTGGCAGCGTTTGTCAAAGCGGCTTTTAGATCGCCCGTGTCTTGCGTGCGGTTGATTGGCGCAAACGCATCGCGCAAATATTGACCTTCTTGGTTGGACACATTACCCAACGCCCCGCCGGTTGGCGACGACGCACGCATGGCCTGCAATTCTGCAAAGCCGCCGCGAGCCACAATGCTGTCGTATAGCGCTTGGGCAGCGCGGGCTTCTTTTGTAACCGCAGGCGTGCGGCCATAAATAAGGCCGGAGATGCCGGACAGCCCTGGATGGTTTGCCAATTTTTCCAAGTCTGCCGCCAATGTATCTGACTTAGATTCAAACGTCTTGACTGCTGAAGTAGCTTGGGGGTATTTGGCCTCGCGCTGTTGAATTTCTTTTGGTGGTAAACCTTCCATTGCACTTGCAGGCGTCATTTTTCCTGACAACGCTTGTTCTCTAGTAACGTACACAGGCTTGCCGGTCACAGGATCAACAACAGCGACTGGCGGCTGCTCTGGGCGCGGTGCGGCCGGTGGGCGGCTTGCCAATGCAATTCGTGTTTTCTGGGCTTCTTCTTCGGGTGTAAGCAAGCGTTCCGTACGTTGCGCGTCGCGGAATGCTTTATACCCTTCTGTAGTAAGCGGGTAGCCTAAAGCCTGCATAGTTGTTGCATCAGCCGAAGTAGGTGCTTTTTCCGGCGCAGCCGGTGCTTGGCTAAACTTGCCGCCTTGAAAAACACTTGCGCTAGGCGCAACCACAACAGGCTTCATGCTTTCAAGCAATTGGCTGACGCTTTGCATTGAGCCCATACGCAACTGGTCAAACTTACCAGTTTGCACTGCTTCATTTAGTTGCGCTATTCCTTTTTCTGGCGTCGCACCTAAACTTTGAAGGTACGGCCCAAGCACGGGATCGGCGTGTACGGATTTATGCACCGCTAAATACGCCTCTGGCGTATCTGCCATGCGGTAAGCATCAGGAAGCAATGCCAATTTATCAGCTATTAACTTAGTGCTTTTGATCTGTCCTTCAGTGCCCGCAGTTTTAGCTTCTTGTTGAGACTTGGCAAAAGCAAAACCTTTTTCAGGGCTAATTCTTGTTACATCTTGCAAATATGTTGCAGACGCTGGGTCAAGACGGCGCAAAGCGTTGGTTTCTTCCATAGCCCGTTGAGCCTCTTGCATCTTCAGTTGGTTTAACTGATTTACTTGCTGGCCCTGCTCCAGTTGTTGCATCCTGCCATATTGAACAAACGGATCAGGCGGCGGTTGAAACTGGTAGCCTTGAGCGATAAGTGCGTTTAGATCGGCCATGTTCTATCCTTAATAATAGGGGCTCATAGCAGAAACTGGTGGCCCTACTGAACCAGGATCTGAATACATATAGTTGTACCTTGGATTTTGTTGACGCTTTAAAAAATCATTAAAATTCATCTGATTTTGATATGAACTTGCAGCCGTTTGAAGGCCACCTGCCAAAGTGTTTGCAGCGCCTAATTGACCTGCGCCAGCAGCTTGACCCGCTGCCATGTACGCTTGCCCAGCGTTAGCGCCGTAGTTCCCCGCTGCCGTGCCTTGATTAGATGCCGCAGACTGACCTGAAGCCATCAAGTTGCCCAACGGCTGAAGTTGGTTTGAACGATTTGTCTGGTAGCGGTTAAAAGCGTTTTGGTATTCTTGTGAGCCCATATCTTGACCGTACCTAGTGGCCGCTTTTAATGCCCCACCAGAGATTAAACCGCCTCGAGCGGCTGCGGATCGTTCAAGTGCTTTTTGGCCTTCACCCAAACGGAAAGCGTAGCCTGGGTCTGCTTGGTAATCGGCCATGCTAAAGTCTCTACCGTACTTGCCGTACCCAGCAGCGCTAGCGTTGCCACCAAGTCCCAACAATTCCATCAGCCGATTCTGGCCGGTTAAGCCAGCTTGACGGTAAGGCTCTTGCCCAGCCATTTGCTTATCAAACATTTCCTTTTGAAGAGCGGCGGCGCGGTCAGCAGCCTCTGCTTGAGTGCTTGCAGCTTGCTTTGCGCCGGAAGATGCAATTACACCGCCAAGAAGAGCGCCGCCCGCTCCAATCATTGCTACTGTTATAAAACTCATATTGACACCTCAAGTGATTGATCTTTTATCTTGTTTCCAATACCAAACATAGCGCGTGGGTCATCTTCAACTAATTCTGACTCTACATCTTCCACCGTATCTGATTCAACTCGGTGAAACGTCATACACAACGCATCAGTCTCCGCGTAGACTGCTCGTTTTGTTCCAGGTTTGCTGCATATCACTTGCGGCCCTGTAATCAATTTGACGCCTTCATCCGTAGTAACCGCAACTGTCCCAAAAACAACCATGTAGAAGTGTTCTTTTTTGTGGACTTTGCCAATTATTAAACACCCTGCCGGACGCCAAACTTGACGGCAGTACATACCGCCGTGGAATAAATGCTCAGTAGGCGCTTCGTATTGCTCATGTTTGGCAACTTCAATTTGCAACGCCTCAACCTTTTGGCGCATATCTATTTGCAGATTACCCATCAATTACTCCAGCAACAGGTTGTTGTTAGACGCAGCCTGCATAATAATCCAATTGGTGCCGTCTGACACCATTGTCGCCCAATTTCCCACCACACCCAGCAATATGGCCGTGCCAGCGGTCGTGCTGTCAATCGGCACAACATTGCTGGACGCCGACACGAGCGTCTGGGCTTGCATATTCTTAAACGTCAATTCGCGGCCCGTCCAGCTTGAAGCGGCGGGAAGCGTAACTGTGCAAGTCGAGCCGGACTTGTTGTTGATGTACCAAATTTCGCCATTGGCGACTGTAAAGTCAGCAGTTTTGGTGACCGGCGCTGCAACCCCCATGTAATCGGTATTGGCCGTAGCCGCCGAGATGGCCGTGCCGTTGCCTTTGAGCAGGCCGGTGATGGTGGTTGTCAGGGTTAACGCTGGCGTTGCCCCGCCGCTAGATGTACCGGCAAAGCCATTGGCCGAGACAACCGATACCGCCGTGACCGTGCCGGTGTAGGCAGGCGCGGCCCAAGTCGGCGCGCCGCCCGTGGTGGCCGTCAGCACTTGGCCGGTTGTGCCCGCCGCCGTAGCGACCGGCGCTGCGCCAGCCCCGCCGCCGTAGACAACGCCGTACTGCGTGAGCAGCGCCGAGGATGCCATTGCGGACGTTGACGAAAAATAAGGTATGCCGCCCGATGTGCCAGCACTCAAGCCCGTACCGCCCCGGCTGACTGCAAGCTGGCCCGTCCATCCCAAAGTCATGGACGCTGCTTTTAACAGCGCTGTCGTAGGCGTGCCGCCCAGGGTCATAGTGACGTTGGTATCGTCGGTCTTGGTCAGCGCGGCGGGCGCAAGTTCGCCGACGGTGCCCGCGTTGTCGTACAGAATATTGCCAGTTGTGCCGCCCGAGACTGTGGTTGTGTTAACTGTAAGACCAGAATTGCCCTGAATGCCTGCAACCGAAATAGACCAGGCGGCGTAAGTACCCGAACCGCCTGTCGAATCGACATCAACGGTCATGGATGTGGTGCTGTACGCCGTGATAACACCTTCCATGAAATTGGCTGGCGTGGTGGTGTAGGCCACCCGAACTCGCGTGCCCACGGCAAAGGCCGTGCCGGTGACGCTTAAGTTGGTTGTAAATGTTTTGCTGCCCGTGCCAATCGTGGTTGACGTGGCCGAAGTCAATCCGTAATAGCCAATGCCGATCTGGGGTAAAGAAAACACACTGACAATCGCCGAAGGACTGGCGGGGCGAGTAGGACTTGTTAACGCTGCTTGGTATGCGAGACTTACGGTAGTCGCGGGGCATGACCAATAAATTTGAATGTAGTCGCCCGCAACAATATCCAAAATCCAAGAGCAAACTGACAATTGAACGTTGTTGGCCCCGCCAACAAATTGAAGGTCTTGACCCGAGTTAGCAATATTTGAACCGTTTTTAGCCAGCCAAACGCTAACGACAGGATTGCTGCCCGTAGAATTTATATACGCTAGCTCGTTAATTATGTGATATTGACCGGCGTTGGCAAATGTAATGCGGTTGCCGCTGACAACAGACACGCCATTGGACAACACAGCCGAAGAATCTAATGCTACAACATTCGCAACTGTGGCCCCGCCATTGGCTTGGTTGGTAGTGCTGATTAGTAAACCGTAGTAGCCCGCAGAGCCAACGCCGCTAGAAATGCTTGACCAAGTAGGGGCGCTGGTGCCGGTCGATTGCAAATATTGGCCAACGGTACCCGCTGAAGTAAAGCCGTAAGCCGTGCCCGTGCCGTAGGCAACTGCGCCCGCCGTGGGCGTGGCCGTGCCGTTTGTGCCACCATAGCCAATTGCAAGCAACCCGCCCAGCGTAACCGCGCCTGTAGTGGCCGTGGCGGGGGTAAGGCCAGTGCTGCCGCCAGACCAGCTTAAAACGCCTGTATTTGACAGCGTGACATCACCCGTGGTGCTGGACGCCGATATGCCGGTGCCTGCAATGATGGACAAGACGCCGGTATTGCCAATGGTGACATTACCAGTAGCGCCAGATACCGAAATGCCCGTGCCAGCGATATTAGACAGCACGCCCGTATTGGCTACAACAATTGTGCCCGCGCCGTTGGTGACAGAAATACCCACGCCATAACCGAGCGTGTTAAGCGTGTAGCCCGTGCCGTTACCAATTAACAGTTGGCCGTTGGTTGGAATCGTGCCCAGGCCGGTGCCGCCTGAGTCAACGGGAATAACACCCGTGCCTGCGCCAAGAATGTTGTACAGGCTGTAAAACCAACGATACCATTCACGCGAGACTGCGCCCGTGCGCTCGTCAACCAACGACACTCGCGGGGGCGTGATCTGGGTTTCGTTGGCAAAAGTCATGAATTGGTCGGGCTGAGTATCAATTCCGCGCCCATAATGGCTATCTTGTTGGGGTCGGTGCCTGACAGTTCATAAACCCTATCACGCAGCTTCAAAGTCATTCCCAGCCGACGCCAAAAAGTTCGGTGACCGTACGCACCAATTTTGCCAATTGGCGACCAGTGTTCATTGCTCCAGGTATGCCCGCCGTCATCTGACCAGCGCAGCATTACTTGCGGGTCGCTGCCTTGGCCGTCATTAAGCCCCACACCTGTTTCGCAGTCCAATTGCAAACTGTGATGCGCTGTGCGTTTTAAATTGTTTTGGCCGGTCGGCAGCGCCCGCCATGAGCGCAACCACTTTTGAATGCCGCCGTTGTCAGCGTACACATCCAAGTCAAACCGATAGATGTTGCCGCTTTCAAAGTCGCCGACAACAATGTTGCCGCCAAAATTGCACTGACAATTGCTGCGGTGCCGCATAAAGTCGCCGTTGTCCCATCCAGCCCGTTCATGCCAAACTTGGGTAGACACATCATAGACCCACGTAGCGTTGCCGGTGGGAAACGTCAACACATAGAAAGCATGGCCCTCTTGTTGGTAAGTGTATGCAATTGCATCCGCAATGTTGCCGTATTGGGCAATGGCGTACTCAATGGCATGGGTAGAAACCCTAACGCCGGTATAGCCGTTGGCGCGGTAGACAATGCCCTGCCCACGGGCGTCTGTGCCCAGCCAGAACAAACCATTGTCCAGCTTGGCGATAGAGAATGCAGCCACACAGCCAATTTCGTTAAACGCGCCTTGGATGCGTTGCAATGGAAAATCAGCGCCGCCAACGTCATACCAAACTTCTACCGAGTCGGTGCCAAAAACCCATAACTCGCGGTGGTCGGAAATAAGCCCCACCACACCATCAGGCGAACCCTCGGCGCTGGCAAAATCCAGCGGGTCAATTGAAGTGCCATCCAGCAATTGGGTTACCCAAATGATCTGGCTATTGGGCTGGTTAAAAACAAAGTACCCATCTAAGTAAGTGACCGTTACCGCGCCAGCAAAGTCAGGGTCGGTGATTTGGCCGAATGCACCTGTTGATTCGTTGTAGATGAACCCGTCTGGATTGCAAGCAAAGAAAATTTGCGTGCCGTTGTCCGCAATGGATACCGGGCCGGTGCCAGTTACAGTGCCCAGCAATTGCGGCGTGGCGGTCAGGCCGGTCAACTTGTAGACTTCGGCTCCAGAAACCACGTAGAAATCGCTGCCGTTGGTTTGGTGTGCCCACAGCGCTCGGATCGGGCCGGTGCCCACGGTCTGTAGGAACTCAAGGCCAGGGGCGCGGTTTAGAAAGCCGGGCTCTTTGCCGCCTTCGGGAATGGCTTCGGGGAACAAGTTGACCATGCGGTTGTCCGCAGCGTTGATACTGCGGGCAACGTAGGCCGATCCAAGAATCGGCGTTTTCATCAGTAATTCCCAGCGTAGATATTGAACCGCTGCCGAGTCGCCACAATCGCGTAGGGCATCGACATCACATCGTCAGGGTTGTTGATGCGCTTGAGGTTACGCTTGCTGGTCATAGCAATACGCTGCACTTGGGGGCTGGGCTCCACGCCAAACTCAGGCGCAATTTCCATCGCCAAATTGTACGTAAACGCGCGCAAGTAACCGGGCGGAAACAGGATGTCGGTTGCCAAAGTGGCAGGCTGATCCAACTCCTGTACGCTGATAAAGTGCCATTCCAAGTCCCGTGTTGGGCGAGGATAGATGGTCATCTGAATGTTCGGGTACTCCATGTTGGTCCACATGACTTGTGGATACGTGGATGTCACGGTCTTGACCGCGATGCCGTCGTACTGTTGCTGATTGATGAACTTGATGCCAAAACTGACGTTAGTGCCTGGGTCGCGGTAGTAGGTTGCGTCATCCAGCAAAATGGGTCGAATGCCGTCAAAACCACCCATGCTTGCACCTGTGGGGCCAAGATGGCGCTGAATCTCGCCAGCGGGCCACGTAAAAGTCTGGTCAATTGTGTTGAACACCGACAATCGCTCGGTATTCCAGCTATCAATCATTTGATTGAGCGCCATCAGGCTGTCTTGGGATACGGAAGCAGAGGTAGTTTCGCCTTCGGCCAACACGCCAAGCAATCTTAGCGCTCGGTTAATCTGATCGCCAGCGGTGTATGTCGCCATGACTAGGCTCCTTCGGGTTCGTTTCTACGACGGCGCTTTACTTCCAGTGCGTTGACAGGAGCCGCCTCGGAGACTTCGGGCGTATCCAGAGTATATCGTGTCCAGCCGTTTGTTTCATCGTAGGCTGCTTCAAGTTCCATAGTCGCCACTTTGCGGCCATGAACAGGGTGAGAGAGGTAAATTTCCATACTGAAAAGGGGGCTTGTGGCCCCCTTCCCTTTCGTTTAAGACGAAGCCATGATTCCCAGAGACTTCAAACCAGAAATAATGCCATTGACATTAGTTTGCAGGGCAGAAATCTGAGCGGTGGTCAAAGCGCCGACGTTTGCAGTGGTGAGAGTCGAGAAGTTCAGCGAAGTGAGCGCCGCGAGTTGGTTAGTAGGAGTAGCACCGAAAAATCCGGCAGTGCCACCTGACTTACCCATCACCGCACCGTCAAGCTGCTGGTCTTCAAAAGCGACACCAATTGATTTGGTATTTGGCATATTAGTTCCTTAATAAACGGGGCCGAAGCCCCATTTAGATTTAGGCCAAACGGTACAAAGACCAAGTGCCGTCACCAGTCTTGACCGCACGGAACATGCCGGTTGTACCAGCAGTTGCCGCAATGGTAGCCAAGCCAACAACAGTCCAGCCCGTGCCAGCGGTCATTGTGATGACGCCAGTGCTGGAGCCGTTCACGTTACAAACGCTGAAATCAAAGAAGCTGTTGTTCTTGGCGCTGCTGACAACCGCTTCCAAACTAGCCACGGTGGGCAGCGTGTAAGCAGATGCAGTAGTGCCAGGGCTACCCAACAGAATGCCAGAAGTGATCTGGGCAACAGTTAAGGTAGCGCCGGTAGTGGCAGTGGGAGGCGTAGGTTGTACGCCCAGATTAACTTCAGACAGATTGCCGTCACCAAGTTGGTAACCGCCTGCGCCATTAGGAATAGCCATGATAATTTTCCTTTAGAAAGAATTGATTAACCCCAGATGCGGCAAGCCATCTGTGGACGAATGGTGCTGAAGCCATACAGTACGTCAATACGGCAAGGCATACGGTCGTTGTTGATGTCGTACTGACGAACAACGCGCAAGCTGATACCGTTATGAACCGCACGAGCAGCCATGTCAACGCCTTGGGGCAGCAACAAGTCAGCAGTAGCGAACGTGATAGCGTCCTTGTGGTAGACCAAGTTCTGTGCGTAAGCAGTAGAAGCGGTACCCACGAAGGTCACAACAGCGTTGATTAGCGGCAGGGCGGTCATGGTAGCCAGTGCGTGAGCAGCGGAGTACATGGGTGCCACAGTCACAGTCCAAGTGCCAGACACAGCGGTGGCATCAGCCAAAGCTACGAACTGGAACAGCGAACCAGTGGTTTCACGAGTTTGTGGGTTAACAGCAAAAACGCTGCCAATCGTAAACACGTCACCAGCCTTGATGGTTGTGGTCACAGAGGCTTGCGACAGGCTCAGAGTTGCAGAACCTTCCGAAGTCACCGAAGCGGCAACAATCGTAGCGGCAGTTGCATCGCGGCTTCCGCAAGTGTGCTGCTTGATCGACTGAGACATATTGACTTCATCAAAGCCCAACACGCCAGTGCCCATCATGCCGTTGCGGAATTGCTTACTGATGGTGTCGGTAGGATTGAACAAGCCCTTCATACCTTCAACCAGACCAGCGTTTGCAGCGGGGTTAACCGTTGCATAACGGGGCGACATTACAGCGGCGTTTTCATTCAGCTTCTGCTGGGCTTGCAACAGCACCAAAGAAGTCGAAGGAGTCGTGCCAGGGGTGCCGACAGTGTTACCGATGGTTTTGTACGCATTGGCAACATCAGCGTCAATGCTGGAGGCCAACTGGCTGATACGAGGCTTCAACACACGCTCTGCGAAGTCATCCAACTGCATGGTCAATTCAGCGGAAGTGAAGTTCACGCCGATATGCTTTTGCGAGGCGACAGACAAAGTGGTGAACTGTTCGTTGTCGTCCTGAACTTGCAGGGCGGCACCGTCAGTGACCAAAGCGCGGTCGGGCAGACGAATACGCAGAGTAGAACCGATCTTGGCACCTTCAACAGCGAAGCTGTCGTCGTACTGACGGTTTACGTTACGGGTGAGTACCAAGTTGTTCTCGAGGATTTCGAGAGCCTTCCGGGTAATCATATCAATGGTTAGGATACTATTAGACATGAAAAAAAGTCCTTAAAAAAAGTTAGCGGGTTTGCGCTTCCCACTTCTTACGCTGGCGTGCCCTTTCGGCTTCAATCCACTGCGAATCCGTCATGGTCTTGATAGACCTGGGATCAGTAGTGTCATAGGCCGGTGATCCAGTGGATCGGGCAGTGACAGGCGAAATCGGCGCTGGCGCGGATGTCGTACGTTTCATTGGTGGATCAGACGCCAATTTGGCTTCAATCTT